TTCGCGAGCGACGCCGACGAGCTCAGTTGGCTCATCGCCCACAACCGCACTGCCGAAATCAAAAAGACGGACTTCAACGCCCTCAAGGACCTGCTTCTGGAGCTGGACGCTGGCGAGATCGATCCAGAGACCACCGGCTATTCTGAAGCAGATCTCCACAACCTTCTTGCCATCGTCCCAGAGGCGCCCCACCCGGCGGAAGCGGAGGGCAAGGTCGGCACCGCAACTTGTCCCGGCTGTGGGTTGACGTTCGATCTGGACGCGCCGCGCGCGGCACTTTAGCAGTAGAGGCGCAACCGTGGAAAAGCAACTCGGATTCGGTGAAGTTCTAACGGAACTAAGGCGGAGGGTCCTCGAAATTGCCAACAATTCGTGCAGTTTCGGCAGAATTGTGAGCGAATTCTCACAGGGACAGGCTGTCACCGTCGAAATCTCGACGGCAACGTACCGCATGCCAGAGCTGGAGCGTTTGGCGCAGCGTTCGGAATCCAGGGTCGTGGATCCCGTCGCGGTGCAGATCGACGACCTCCGGCCATATCTTCGCTGGCTGGCTGCTCATCTGAACCCGCCGCTTATCGCCGGGATCCTGGAGATCGTCATTGCGCACGGAGCAATGGCGAGCGTTGACGTTGACTACGGGTCCGGGTTTGGGCGATGGAAGAAAGCAAGTTAGCCATTTACGACAGACTGCTGGACGAAACCTCGCGGGCGTTCCACGCTTTCTGCATCTACCGGGACGGTGGTCCCCGCCGCACCCTCAAGGCCGTGGATGAGGCGCTACGACCAGGCAGGCCACAGAGAGGCCATAAGGAGACCACGGTTTCCGGTGTTGTTAAGCGATGGAGTGCCAAGTACTGTTGGGTAGACCGCGCCAGGGCGTACGACAACCACCTGGACCAGCAGCGTCGGCTGGTACGTGAGGAGGAAATCCGCGACAGGGAAAAGGCGCACTTGGACGCCGGCAAGAAGGCCGTTGAGAAGGCGCTGCGATGCCTAGATGTCTTCCAACCGGCCACAGTCACGCTCCGGGAAGAGGCTGATGAACACGGCAGCGTTCAACTGGTCCGGGTTATCAAGTCCCGAGTCACCGCCCAGGGGATCGCGACCCTGATGAGGGTTGGAGTCGAGATCGAGCGCCTGGCCCTCGGTCTCGCTACCGGCAGGGAACATGACAGAGACGAGTACGTCGAGCAGTTTGCTGGACACCTTCAGAGACTTGCCGGCAAGCACGAAACTCCGAGTCCTCGGCCTCGCAGCGGCTCAGCCGACCCCGGCGCCGACGGCAGTCCCGACGTTGACGGAGTGGACGCTCGAGCACCGACTGATTAGGGGCAGCGTCTTCTCGTTTGACGGCCACGAATACCTCCGCGAGATTTACACCGCCCTCGACGGCTGGTATCACGAGACCGACGTAGTAATCGAGAAGGCCGCCCAGATGGGCGCCTCTGAGTGGGCCATATCCGCAGCCTTCTGGTTCGCCGACCTCGTTCCGGCAACGCGCGTCATCTACTGGTTCCCCACAGACACGGACGTCGCCGACTTCTCGCGCGACCGCATCACGTCAGCCATCGCCGACAGCGAGCACCTCCAGCAGATCGTAGGCGGCGGTCGTGCGATAGCCGAGGCCGCTAAACGCAGCCGCACCACGGGGCCGGACGTCGACAACGTCCACCTGAAGAGCGTCCGCTCATCCCTGATCTACTTCCGGGGGATGTTCGCGAAGCGGCGCGCAAAGAGCATCCCGGCCGACTTCCTGATCTTCGACGAGCTCGACGAGGCGCCGCCGAACAACCTGGCTCAAGCGCGGGAAAGAATGAGCCACAGCCCCTGGAAGTGGGTCCTGTCACTTTCGACACCGAGCTTGCCGGACTTTGGCATCGACGTGACCTGGCGGCAGTCCGACCAGCGGTTCCTCCACCTCGAGTGCGGGTGTCCGGAGGGCACGGTACTGGAGGATAACTTTCCGGAGTGCATCGGGGTGAGCGCCGATGGGCAGGACGTGTGGCTCCGCTGCCCGAAGTGCGGCACGGACCGGCTCGACCCTTGCCGGCTTGCGACCGTCGGCGAGTATGTTGGCTGGATCCCGCGGTATCCGGAGAAGAAAACGAAGCGCGGCTACCACCTCTCCCAGCTTTTCTCTACGGCAATCTCTACCCGCGCGGTGTGGACGGAGTTCACAAGCCCGAAGGTGGACATCGCCGAGTTCTACAACTCCAAGCTCGGAGTGCCGTATGCCGGCGACCGCGTCCCGCTCACGCGCGAGCTGCTCGCACAATGCCACGGCGACTGGCCCCTTGCCGCAGTCGGCCAGAACGTCTGCATCGGCATAGACCAGGGAGATCAACTGCACATCATTGTCACTAAGCCCGACTTCAACACCGGTCTTGTACGCGTCATCAAGGCCTGTATTATAGAAGAACGTGACCCCTGGCCGGAGGCGTACCGGCTGATCGACAGCTACGTGAACGCCAGCATCGTCATCGACGCGCTACCCAACAAGGCCGATGCGCGCAGGCTCGTGGATCGGTACAAGGGCCGGGCATGGATGTGCTACTACTCAGACCAGCAGAAGGATGTCATCAGCCAGGACCCAGACAAGACCCATCCGGACTATGGCTGCAAGGTCACGGCACACAGGACTGAGACGCTAGACCGCGTTGTGGACGGGTTCAAGCGCACCGCTGCGGGGCTGGCCACGGGGATCGTCCTGCCGCACCCCTCGGTTCCGATCAACAAGCCCATCTACGACCACCTCTGCGCCCTTGCCAAGATCAAGCGCCCCAAGGTCATCAGCATCGGTGGCACGACCCGCGAGACCGGGGAATACAGCTTCGTCTACATCGAGACCGGCCCCGACCACTTCGCGCACGCGCTCAACTACGCGCTCATCGCTCAGGCGCTGTATCGGCGACCCGACATGATCGAGTTCTGGGGCGCTTAGGCGGCTTGCGGCACTTTAGCAGTGTAACCTAACTCTTTGGAGGACGCCAGTGCAACGAGTAAGCGGAGGCGGCCTGCGCCGAGCTGCGGCGAGCCGAGTGGTTTCCTTTGCTAGTGTCGTGACTGCCACCTTCCAGGTGCCAGCGGGATGCAACTATATCTCCCTCCAGCCCCAGCTCCTCTCCAACGGCACTGCCCGGGTGCTCTACTCGCCCTCGGCGACTGCGCCAACGGCGACTGCGAACGACGGCGCGATGGCACATGAGGAGCTGTGGTCGGATAGCGTGACGCCCGGTCAGTTTGTCACGCTTCGGCTTGTCAAGGCCGCTGATTATAGCGACCAGACAGGCGGCGCCGCCGACCAGACCGTGGTCGGGTTCTACAGCGACCTGGTCGGGCGCAGCACCGGCGCGCAGAGCCCGTAGGAGCCCAAGATGGCGATCACAGTTGACGAGAAAAAGCCCCTAGCGGCCGGCACGGGCCTGCCCAATGCTGATTCGGTCAGTCCCGGGAAGCTGGCTGCCGCTCTTGCGGCCCTGATCGAGGGCGCTCCCGCTGTCAGCCAATCCGGAAACGACTACACGATCCAGCTCAAGGATGCGAAGGGCGTCAACATAGCCGCAAAGTGGTTGGCCCGGATCTGGTGGTCTGACGTGGCCGCGGGCGCCGTCAGTACGGCGACGATCACGAACGCTGCGGTGTCCGGCGTGCGCCTGCGGGTCATTACCGGAACGGGCGCTGCAAACTGCCGCGACATGGAGTGGGTCTCGACCTCCGGAGGCGTGGCCAAGTTCACGGCCACTGGTTCGGGAACGAAGTGGCTGAACGTGACCTGCCAGGGCAACGTGTACAGCGCGCAGTTCACCCTGGGGAGCTGAAGATGTTTAAGGGCACACGTGCTCGCGGGGGCGGAGTAATCCCGACCGATGCGTCGGTCACTGTCGCAAAGCTGAGCGCCGGAGTTGCCGACGCGATCGTAGGTACGCCGGACTTCACCGTTTACGGCAACGAAGCGTCAACCCTCGAGGTCGTTTGCCAGCTCAAGGATGCATCCGGCAACAATCTCAACCGAAAGACGTTGCTCCGCGCCTGGCTCTCCGACTCCGCAGCCGGACCAATCACGACCGCCTTGGACTTTACCTCATCCTGGGATCCCGCCGCCCTTGAAACCATTGTGGCCGACAAGGACTGGGACCTCGTCAGCGACGGGGCCGGCACCGCCATCCTGACGGTCGCCAAGCTGGGGGAAGCAGTGACCCTCTACCTGAACGTGGCGATCGATGGCCAGATCACCTCTGTCGAGTTCACAGTTGGCTCGACAATGCCAACTGTCGGTCGGTACGGTCTGTTCGAGATCACGCCGACTGTTGACACGGAATCACTGTATCCTTACTGGCCGTACGACCCGACTCCGGCCTGCAACGTTGAACCCCACCCCAACGCTGTTCCGGCGGGCGTGGGTGTCAGTGTGGACGGCCTGTTCTTGCCGCCTGGGGAAACGGACTGGGACAATGCGATTGTGCAGCCCGCCTTCTACTTCCAGGATTACACCTGCGAGAGTAAACAGAGCGGTGCTTATTGGTATGATTGGATGTATCCCTCCGGCGACCCCGGCTGGAGAATCAGGTTTGCGCCGACCACGGTTGGGACCTGGAAGTACAAGGTCAGGGTCACGGACACGAGCGGCACGACCACGAGCGATGAAGCGTCTTTCCAGTGTCGGGCCAGCAGCAGCCACGGCTTCGTGCGGGTCAGCCCGACCGACTGCCGGTACTTTGAGACAGACGACGGCGCGTACGTCAATTTCGTAGGGCTTTCTTACTGTTCGGGTGACGTACCCACAAAGAGGACGCTTTATGAGAAGTTCGGCGCGAATGGGATAAACCTGGCTAGACCCTGGTGGCAAGGTTTTCAGGGGCCAGTCCTGTTTGGGCTGAAGCGTGACGGTGACTGGACAGGGCCGCATTTCGATATCGGCGGCGAGGTAGTCAAGGCTGGCCAACTGTTCTCAGGTAAGATAACCGGGGAGGGACAGGGTGCTGCTGATACGGTTAATTGTGAACCCAGCACCTCCTACCGTATCTCTGTCTGGGTCAGAACCGTTGACCTCGTAGGAACCGAGGAGGACTATGGTGCTAATATCAACTCTTGGCCTTATCAGACGATGGTTCGTGACCAACTCCTGCGTGTTCATGACGCTAATGATTGGACAGAACTGACCGCCACTATCACTACGCAGGCAGGTCAATGGGGTCTCGGTTATACGGGGGTCAATGTTAGCAACGTCAGTTCCGGCACGACTTACTTTACCGATCTGTCTGTGCGTAAAGATGTCGGTGGCGGGGTTTATGGCCCGGAACTCGTCGCTACCCCCAACTTCAATAAGCAGAACTATATCTCGCAAAGGGAAGCCTGGAAAGCTGACGATGAGGTAGAGTCGGCGAAGGCGAACAGGGTGTATCTTAAAATAGTGCTTCAGGAAAAGCAGGATGTGATTTTTAGTGCTATTAAATCCGATGGAACGGTTGGCGCAACGGCTGATGCGAACGTATATGCGACCCCCACCCATGCATGTCGAACGTACCAGCAGTATTTCTGGCGGTATATCATCGCCCGTTATGGTTACGCCACGAGTATCCACTCGTTCGAGTTTTGCAATGAAGGACATCCTTTTGACGAGCATCATACTGAAGCACTTGAGGCGTTTGCTTCGTACTTTGTTGAGAACGATCCGAACAGCCACCTTTGTACCACCAGCAACTATGGAAGTTATTACCCTACTCTCCAACTGTGGTCAGCCGCACCAACTGCGGGGTACACCGACCGCCATCAATATGTCGGCAAGGTAGAAGGAGCTGGGTTAGAGCACACATACGGTTGGGATGGGACGCTGGAGGACTTGCGAGACGATGCCGAGTACAGGAGTCCGCCATACAGTCTGAAACTTACCAAGACCGTGGCGGACAGACAAGATGTCAACATAGTGGCTAGACCGATTCCGATCACTCCCGGCCACGATTATACCTTCAGATGGTGGGTGAGGGGTATCGCCGTTCAGCACAACGAAGGTGCCCCCGACGAATGGCAGTGGCCTAAGATCGCCGTCACATTTAGCACTGGTCACTACGGTGGAGGCATCGAACCGACGTACTACGCTGGAGGGCCAGAGGAGTGGCCGAACCCGCTTGGCACATTCGACTGGACGGAGAAATCCGTCACACTGACAGCGCCAGCCGATGCCCACTACGTAAATCTCGTGCCAGCTATCGGCTACCTGCTTGGGGACATCTATTACGACGACATTACGATGTACGACGAAACAGACCAGGTGGTGGTCGAGGTTCCCAACGGTAACTTTGACCATCCCGCCGGTATCCGATTCGACTACGACACCGCACTCACTCATTACGTGGTGGGGACACAGCTGGGATACG